GTGGATGCACCAAACGGAGTTATTCGTGAAGCATTAATGCCCCTACCTTACAAAGGACCCGATCAAGTTTTAATGCAACTTTTAGGTTTTTGTGTCGATGCAGCAAAACAATTTGCAACCGTTGCAGATATGCAATTATCAGAAATAGGTAGTTCACAAACACCTGTTGGTACAACAATGGCTCTTATGGAACGTGGCACAAAAGTCATGTCAGCAGTTCACAAAAGATTACATTACGCACAGAAAAAAGAATTTGAATTATTAGCTAATATTTTTAAACAAGTTTTACCTCCTGTTTATCCTTTCAACGTTCAAGGTGGTCCAAGAGAGATTAAGGCATTAGATTTTGCTGATCAAATTGATATTTTACCAGTATCAGATCCAAATATTTTCTCAATGTCACAACGTGTGACTTTAGCACAAAATCAATTACAACTAGCACAGTCAAATCCACAAATGCACAATTTAAGAGAGGCGTACAGAAGAATGTACATAGCTCTTGGTGTAAAAGACATTGAACAAATACTACCCATACCACAACAACCTCAACCACAAGACCCTGCTATGGAGCATAGTGTAGTATTGCGAGGCGTGCCCTTACAAGCTTTTCCACAACAGAATCACGAATTACATATAAAGGCTCATAGAACTTTTATGTCCTCTGCTTTAGTAAAAGCAAATCCTATGGCGATAATGAATTTAGTATCTCACATCATGCAACACACTTCTCTACTTGCAACACAAGTTGTTGATCAAGCAATGATAGAAGAAGCAGAAAAATTACGTCAAGAATTTGGTGAACAAATACCACCAGAAGCTATTCAAGCATTGCAAATGCAAAGAGGAATTAAAATAGATGAGGAAATAGTAAAAATTACTGAGCAAATGGTAAGTGAAGAGGCTGATGCGATGCAAGATCAAAATATGGACCCTCTTGTTTTGTTAAAACAGCAAGAATTAGCCTTGAGACAAGCTGATATGGAGCTTGATGCACAGATAAAAGGTGAAAATCAGGCACTAAAAGAGAATCAATTTGATTATAAACAGACATTAGATGCACAAAAGCTACAAAAAGATTATGATCTTGCTAATTTACGTGCTGATGTTGCCTTGGAGAGAGCAAATGCCCCTAAACAAGAAGGGTAAAAAGATAAAAAAGGCTATGAGTAAGACATATGGCAAAAAAGAAGGCGCAAAAGTTTTTTACGCAAGTATAAACAAAGGAAAAATTAAAGGAGTAAAGAAAAATGTTTAATTTATTAGTAGGCCCCCTGACATCTTTGCTAGGCGATACGGTGAAAGGTTTCGTTGAGACTAAAAAAGCAAAGGCGGACTTAGCACTCACTGAAATAAAAGCACAGAAGTCACTCAAAGAACAGCAAATTGCAGGAACAATTGGGTGGGAGGCCAGTGCGGTCGATCAAATGAAAGGCAGCTGGAAAGACGAGCTGATTTTACTATGCCTGTTAATTCCAGCGGTGCTAGTCTTCATACCCGGGTGGACACCACATATCAAAGCGGGCTTTGAAGCCCTACACTCACTTCCTGATTATTACAAGCACCTCTTATATATTGCCTGCTCAGCGAGCTTTGGCATCAAAGGAGCAAAAGGTGCTATGGGTTTAATAACAAAAAAGAAATAATGAAAAAACAAGTAAAAAAAGTAAAAAAAGTAATTAAAGGTTTGAAGAAAGCATCTAAGCTACATGCTAAACAAGCAAGAACATTACAAAAAGTTATAAGAAAAAGATAATGTGCGAAGGGTGTGATACTCTTTGTTTAAAATGCGAAGCAGAATTAGAAAGATGCATCAAATGCGATTGTATTTGTCACTGTGGTACAACTTGCATGTGTGAATGTGCAGTATGCGAACATGAAAAAACAAAAGAAACTTACCAAAACAATTCCTCCGAAGCGAGGTCCCAATCCACAAGGCTTGAAAATAAATTATAAAAATATACAAATAGTTAAGACAACCAAAAAGGAAAATTAACTATGAAACAAAGTTATTTCAAGATACCCGGGTGGTTCAATTACTCGGAGACTTACGATATTATTGTAGATCAAATACCAGAAGATGGAAAGATTGTTGAGATTGGATCTTTTTACGGCAGATCAACACATTACTTAGCCACATCTTTATTTAATGCAAACAAATTAAACGTAACTATTTATTGCGTTGATACTTTTGCAGGATCAAGTGAACACGGCAATCTGGATATACCTAGAGATTTTTTGCCTGATTTTAAGGAAAACCTAAAATTTTTTATTGGTAGAGATATGGTGATTCCAATGCAAGGTAGATCAGATGATACTAAAATTTTAGAGGTGTTTGAAGAAGAGTCTATAGATTACATAATGGTCGATGGAGCACACGAATATGAACCTGTTATGGATGATATAACAAATTGGTTTCCAAAATTAAAAAAAACAGGTGTTATGTTTGGTGACGATTATGGTTTGGAAGCGGTAAGACAAGCGACAAGAGATGCCCTGCCAAAAGCAGGAGCTGAATATATTGGCGTAAATTCATCACAAGAACAAACTTGGATTACCAGTAAAGAAAATAATCACGAAGTTTTTGTAAAACTTGTTCCTGGGGTAAACTGTTTAAAAAAATGAGTGTCTTTGTAATTCACAATTATCAAAAAGAGTTAAAACTAAAAAAACAACAACTGTTTGAACATTTGACACAAGGGGTTGAAAATTTTGAAGAATACAAGTATATTCAAGGACAACTACATATGCTTGACATATGCCAACAGGAGATTTCTCGCCTGCTGGAGCAAGAGGAGAAAATAGATGAGTAAAACTTTATACGTGCCAGATCATGTATTAGAAAAATTAAAAGATCCCAATAAGGGTGTAGACCCTAACAGGAAAGAATTAGATAAACTACCTCAACCAGTCGGTTGGCGAATATTGGTTTTGCCTTTTAAAGCAAAAGATAAAACTAAAGGTGGTGTATTACTTACAGATAAAACAGTTGAGGATTCTCAACTTACAGCAACAGTTGCATTGGTATTAGCCACTGGCCCTGATGCTTATAATGATAACGAAAAGTTTCCTAATGGACCTTGGTGTAAACAGGGTGATTGGGTTGTGTTTGGCAGATACGCAGGATCAAGACTTAAAATTGATGGAGGAGAAGTTAGGTTACTTAACGATGACGAAATACTCGGCACCGTTGAATCGCCTGAAGATGTATTAACAATAATATAACATGGGAGGTAAACCATGCAAACAGAGATAAATACTGTAAAAGATGAAAAGCTCGTAGATCTAGACACATCAGGCGAAGGAGCAGAAATCGAACTTGAGGATAAATCTCACGGAACTGTAAGTCCCGAAAAATATGAAGAAGTAAAAACAGAAGAAAAAGACCCATTAACACCTGCTGTTGAAGAACAGACAGAAGAAATGGATCAATATTCTGATAAAGTTAAAAAAAGAATCGATAAACTCACTTGGAAAATTAGAGAAGCAGAGAGAGAAAGAGAAGCTGCTTTTACTTTTGCACAAAACGTTCAAAAAGAATTATCAGAAGTAAAGAAAAAAACTTATGATATAGACAAAGGTTATATGTCCGAAAGTGAAGTTCGTAATAAAATGGCATCTGACCTTGCGAGACAAAATTTAATCGCAGCAAGAGAACAAGGTGATTATTCTAAAGAAGAAGAAGCAAGACAAGCTCTTACTAAACTAGATCTTGAAGCAGAAAGAATAAGAGTTACTAAATCAAAAAAGGAACAAGAGTATGAAGAGTTTGAAAAACAACTGCAAACTCAAGCTGCACCACAACAGCCCGAAGCAAGACCACAACCTTCACAGAAGGCTATTGAATGGGCTGAAAAAAATACTTGGTTTAGATCTGATGCTGAAATGACAGATTATGCACAAAGAATACATCGTGGTTTAGTTGCAGAAGGATTTGACACAGAATCAGATGATTACTATAATGAATTAACTGTAAGAGTTAAAAACAAGTTTCCAGAGTCTTTTGAAGGCTCGGATCAGGCTACCAGAAGCAACAAACTCGCCCAACCCGTTGCCTCTGCATCAAGGTCTGCAACCACAGGGCGCAAATCTGTTAGGTTGACACCTAGTCAGGTAAAAATAGCTAACAAGCTTGGAGTTCCTCTAAGTGAGTATGCTAAGTACGTTTAGGAGGTACACATGACAGATATAAAAACACCAAGAAGTGCACAAACAAGGGCAACTGAGGAAAGAAGAAAACCTTGGAAGCCACCGTCTCAATTGGACGCACCACCATGTCCCGATGGATATAAGCAAAGATGGTTAAGACACCGTGTAAATGGAGCGGATGATACTAAAAATATCAACGCTTGTTTGAGAGAAGGCTGGGAATTAGTCCGAGCTGACAAATATACAGAGGGTCAATACTCTGCTTACAACGGAAGCATCAAAGCTTATGAGGGTGTCATCGGCGTAGGTGACTTGCTATTGGCAAGAATACCTGAGGAGATTTTAGTGCAGAGAGATGCACACTACAAGCAGAAGACTGATCAACAGACTCAAGCTTGGGAGGACGATCCACTCAGAGAACAACATCCAAGCATGCCTCTCAATGTTGACAGGCAAAGTCGTGTATCTTTTGGTGGCGGTAAAAAGTCATCTTAGATACTTAATTATATAAGGAGATGAACTATGGCAAATCAACAAGGAAACTTTGGATTTCGCCCAGTGCAAATGAATGGTTCTGCTTACAATGGTCAAGGCCAAAGTGAGTACACTATTGCATCAGGCGAAGCATCTGCAATGTTTCAAGGTGATCCCGTTATCCTAGTGGCTAACGGAGCGATCGACATAGGATCAACTGCTGGTGCTGAACTAATTGGTATTTTTAATGGTTGCTTTTACACAGACCCAACTACAAGTAAGCCTACCTTTTCAAATTCCTACCCAGGCGGCATAGCAGCAAGTGACATTAAAGCTTTTGTCATCGACGATCCAAATGTCATTTTTGAAGTCAAAGTAGACGACACTAATGGCGGACAAGCACAAGTTGGTACAAACGCTAACATTGCTACTTATGGTACAGGATCTACTATTTCTGGTATTTCTAATGTAGCTATTGATGGTAGTACGTTTACAACCAATGCGGGCGCAAACTTTAGAGTAGTAGGATTATCAACTGATGTTGAGAACAATGATTACACAGCAGCAAATGCGGTAATTAGAGTTAAAATTAACCTACATTCTCTAACAGACACAACAGGCATATAGGAGGTTAAACTATGGCTATATCTAGAAGTCAACTCGTTAAAGAGTTAGAACCGGGCCTAAATGCACTATTTGGTCTGGAGTATGGGCGTTACGAAGCTGAACATACTGAAATTTTTGAAACAGAAAACTCTGATCGTGCATTCGAAGAAGAGGTAATGTTATCAGGTTTTGGTAATGCTAGAGTAAAATCTGAAGGTGGTTCAATTGTTTATGACAATGCAACAGAAACCTTCACAGCACGTTACACACATGAAACAGTTGCATTAGGTTTTGCAGTAACTGAAGAAGCTGTCGAAGATAATCTTTACGACAGAATCTCAGCACGTTACACAAAAGCTCTTGCACGTTCAATGGCAAACACTAAGCAAGTTAAAGGTGCCAACGTATTAAACAATGCGTTTGACAACAACTTTGCTGGTGGTGACGGCGTAGCATTATGTTCTGATGCACACCCACTTGTAACAGGTGTATTAAGAAATGAGCTAGCAACAGCAGCTGATCTTAATGAAACATCACTTGAGCAGTCATTAATTGATATTGCTGCTTTTGTGGACGAAAGAGGTCTATTGATCTCAACTCAAGGAAGAAAACTTATCATTCCTTCTGAATTACAGTTTGTAGCTGATAGACTTATGGCTTCAGCAAACAGAACTGCAACAGCAGATAATGATATTAATGCCATTAGAAATATGGGCATGATTCCTGAGGGTTATGTAGTAAACCACTACTTAACAGATCCAAAGGCGTTCTTCATTAAGACTGACATTCCTAACGGATTTAAGCTTTTCCAAAGAAGTGCAATTAGAACTTCAATGGAAGGTGATTTCGATACAGGTAATGTAAGATACAAAGCTAGAGAGAGATATTCATTTGGATTCTCTGATCCTAGATGTGTATTCGGTTCACCAGGTTCTGCATAAGAGCTTAATACTAAATTTTAAAGGGCGTATGTCTTTGACTGCGCCCTTTTTTTATGCCATATTGAAGGTCTAGCGATACAAATTGCACAGACTGAGCTAGCAGACTATATAGAGACTGTGTAATTAAGGTCTATATAACCAAGGAGGTTTATTATGGCAAACACAACTTTTGACGGGCCAGTCAGATCAAAAAATGGCTTTCAATCAATTGGACCAG